AAGATGGACGACGCAATCCTGTCGGGTAGCGGCGAGGGTGAACCTCTCGGTATCTTGAACAGCGGTGCGCTGGTTAAGGTCGAGAAAGAAAAAGACCAGAAGGATATCATCACCGTTGAGAACCTCATCAAGATGTGGAACAGACTCTGGTCAAAGTCGAGAGCAAACGCCGTTTGGTATATCAACCAGGAAATCGAGCCGTATCTCTATACGCTTAAGCTCGGCGATAAGCCCGTTTACATTCCCGCTGGCGGTATTTCGGAAAAGCCTTACGGCACGATTTTCGGAAGACCCGTCGTTCCCCTCGAACAGTGCAATGCCGCGGGCGAAGTTGGCGACATTATCTTGGCGGACGTCGGTCAGTATCTGCTCATTGATAAGGGCGGTATTAAGGCAGCAAGTTCCATACACGTAAGATTCCTTTACGACGAGAACGTGTTCCGTTTCATTTATCGTGTGGACGGCAAACCTATCTGGAACAAGCCTCTCGCACCTTATAAGGGCAAGGCGACCGTTTCGCCTTTCATTACCCTCGACAAACGCGGTTAAATCAAAAGGAGGCGATCGAGCGTGTTGACGTTGCAGGAAACAAAAGATTTTCTCCGCTTGGACGGTGACGACGAAGATGCGCTCGTCTCCTCGTTAATCATAACGGCGAAAGAGCTGATAGAAGAAACTCTGCGGTATAAACTCACGGAATTCGAGGAAATTCCCGAAACCGTGCATCAAGCAATGCTCATAGTAGTTGGAACGCTTTACGAAGAACGGCAAGTAGCGAAGGACAATAAGTCGGGCGTGGATATAAAGGAAACGCTCGACCTTGTCCGCCGCATGTTGTTCGCATATCGAAAGGGGGCGTTCTGATGAATATTGGTAAACTCAACCGCCGGGTGGAAATTCTGCAATTCTTCAAAGACCGTGATGAATACGGTGGCGAAATCGGCGAGTGGAAGACTGTTGCAAAGGTGTGGGCGGCAATATCGCCCGTAAGCGGCACCGAGCAGATGTTCGCCCAGCAAGTAACGGCGGAAGCGGTAGTTAAAATTACAATCCGCTATTTGCCGTGGCTTGACGTAATGCACCGAATAATGTACAGGGGAAAGCTGTACGAAATAGTCGGCACTATGGATGCGGATACGGCGCATACCAAAACAATACTAAACTGCAAGGAGATGGTATCGAATGAGCTTCAGCGCAAAGCAGCGGAAAGTGAAAACGACGATAGAGGGCGCAAGTGCGATTGTAAAAGACCTTAAAGCAATGGACGATGCGGCGGCTCAAGTAATGATGCAAGGCGCAAAGGCAGGCGGCAAAATAGCGCTTGAAGACGCCAAGCGAAACTGCCCCGTGGATTCGGGCGCGTTAAAGCAGAGTCTGCATCTGACTGAAGGCAAAGCTACGAAGGTCAAAGCTACCGTACAAGTGGACTATGATAAGTCCTTAAAGTACGGCACTCACGTCGAGCTTGGGGCAAGGGGCAGACCTGCGAACCCGTTTCTGCGGAACGCCGTGGACGATAACCAAAACCAAATTAATGCGGCAATAGTGGCAGAGATATCAAAGGCGGTAGGACGCAAGCTATGAAAGATATATGCCAGGCTCTTTATGAGTATTTGTCGGCGGATGCGGATATTAAAAAACGCATTAACGGGCGCATATATCCCATCGTATTGCCGCAGGACGCACCTTTGCCCGCAATCGTTTATGCGCCTGTACTTGCCAACTATGATTCGGCATTGCAAGGCGATACGGGCTTTGTAAGGCAAACGGTGCAATTCGTTTCGCACGATACAACCTACAAGAAAACGAGAGAACTATCAAGGCTAATAAAGAAAGCCTTACAAGATTATCAGGGTGACATGAACGGCTTGTGTATTCAAGCCGTTTTTGTCAAATCTGATTACGAATATAACGGGAACACAGCTCTCAAATTCGACACGGAAGAATATATGTCCAGCATCGAGTTTGAGTTTTATTTCAATGAAAAATAACAGGAGGAACTGAAATGGCGGTAGCGGGAAAAGGCGGAAAGGTCGTCATCGGCGACGGCGCAGCGAAGAAGGTGGTCGGCATCAAAAGCTGGTCGCTGGAATTGTCGTTGGATACTTTGGAAACCACAGCACTTGGCGACGATTGGAAGAACTATATTACGGGGTTAAAGGAATGGTCTGCATCCTCCGAGGGTGACTATGAAGTACCCGTAGACGAAGAAGGTCAGGCGGCTTTGCAGTCGGCGTTCTTGAACGGAACGACGGTGGTCGTCAAGCTATTTGTAGACGGAAAAAACTATTATATGGGCGAGGCTTATATAAACAGTCTTTCTATCGAAGACCCCGTGGACGACGTTGTGTCAATAAGTATCGAGTTCACGGGAACGGGTGCGCTCTCCTTTGAAAAGGGCGAATAAAGATAAGGGAGAAAAACAATGAAGAAAGGCGTAGCAATTACTCTGGACAGACCCAGAACCTTGCGTTACGGAATGAACGCACTTGCAAAAATCGAAGACCTTACGGGTAAGTCGCTGTTGGCGTTTGACTTAAACAACGTCGGCGTTAAAGACTTGCTTGTCATTATTTATTGCGGTCTTTGTCATGAAGATAAAAACCTCACGCCCGAACAGGTGGGAGATTTAATAGACGATTATTCAAGCATATCCGAAATCGCAGAAAAACTCGGCGAGGCTCTGACCGCAGCATTCGGTGCGGATACAGTCGAGAAGGGCGATAAATCGGGGGAAAAGTAACCGCCGCTATTGACTTGTCGGCTTTATGCGATAAAGCGGTGGTTGTTTTTGGGGTCGACCCGTTGACGGTTGGAGATTATACTCCGTATGAGTTAAAACTTATAGCTAAACAAACACAGCACCGTGAGCAAACGGAATTCGAAAATATCCTCTGCCTTGCATGGCACACGGAAGCATTCGCCCGGCAGAAAAAACTGCCGAGTTTGAAGAAACTGTTGAAGGATGCACGCAAAAAGCCGACGAGCAAACCAAGCAAAGGCGACGCCATTCTGAAAGCGATGGCGGCGGAGAAAGGCGTCAAAATTTAGAATCAATGTTTAATTCGCCTTAAATTTTTTTATAAAAAATATATAAGACATTAATAAAAAAGTTTAAGGAAAACTTATGAAGAAACTATTTATAATAGGGAATGGGTTTGATTCCGCTCACAAATTGCCAACAAAATATTCCAATTTTAGGGAATTTCTCAATGAAGAATGTGATGGGCAAATCTCTTATATGCCTGCAACGCATATGGGGCGAGATTGTGACACAATAGCCGATAGAGAGACCACTGCTGGGCTCTTGATTGATTTGATAGACGACACTACTCGTGGCGACAAGTGGGAAGATTTTGAAGATGCAATGGGCAGGTATCAATATCTTTCATATTTTGACGACTATGGTATGGACGAGGCTATGGCAGCTGACGACGATGATGAAGTGTATAGAACTATTTATAATCGTGAGGACATTGTAAGTGAGCTGAGCTGCTGTATTTTGGAGGTAAAAAATCTTTTTAGTGAGTGGATCGATTCAATAGATGTAAGCATAGCAAAACCGCAAGCAAGGTTTATGAAATTGTTTGATGATGAAACTGAATTCCTTACATTTAATTACACGAACACATTAGAGACAGTTTACAATATAAGCAAATCTAAAATATGCCATATTCATGGTGAGCAAGGCGAGGCAATCATTGTTGGTCATGGAGTTGAAGAAAACCCGTATTTAGAAGAAACATGGAAAACATTCGTGATTAATGACTGCTTAAGAAGAATGTTTGATGAATTAAAAAAGGACGTCTGCGGATGCTTTTATGAACATTCAGACTTTTTTCAACGAGTAAAGCTGTCTGAAATTGAAGACATCTACTCAATAGGTTTTTCTTTTTCAGAGCCAGATTTATTTTATATATGTCAACTGTGCAAGTTAATTGATACCGAGAAGGTGACATGGCACTTAGCAAAATTCGATGAAAAGAATAAAGACAATGAAATCTATATAAACCGAATAAAGGATTGTGGCTTTAAAGGAAAATTTGGGAAACTAATCCCGAACAAATAAAACGTAAAAGCAAGTATTGAAAAGGTGCTTGCTTTTTTCGTGCAAAAAATTCAATAAGGGAGGTGAAGGGATGGGGGGGAAAAAAAAAACTAATCCCGAACAAATAAAACGTAAAAGCAAGTATTGAAAATGTGCTTGCTTTTTTCGTGCAAAAAATTCAATAAGGGAGGTGAAGGTATGGCGGTAGTAAGAAACCTTGTCGTAAAAATCGCAGCGGACATATCTTCGCTCTCGAAAGGACTACAAGACGCACAAAAGAAAATTCAAAAGGTGTCTACGGCGTTCACAAAAGCGGGAACAAAACTTACGGCAAGCATAACCGCCCCGATATTAGCGCTCGGCACGGCTGCGGTGAACGTATCGCAGCAGTTCGAACAGAGTATGGCGAATGCGGCGTCGGTCGCAGGCGCAACGGGCGAAGATTTTGCAAGAATGACCGCCCTTGCCAGAGAGATGGGTTCAAAGACCGTGTTCTCTGCAAGCCAGGCGGCGGATGCGCTTTACTATATGGCGTCGGCGGGCTACAAAGTAGACCAGATGGCGGATTCCATACAAGCAACCCTGAACCTTGCCTCGGCAACGCAGAGCGACCTCGCATTCACAACGGACACGGTTATCTCAACGTTAAACCAGTTCGGGTTGGAAGCTAACCAAGCGGAACGTGTAACAAACGTGTTTGCGGCGGCAATCGGCAATTCGATGGCGAACATGGATAAGCTCTCGAACTCAATGGGTTACGTCGGGCCTGTCGCTAACAGTTTGGGATACTCAATAGAAGAAACGACGGGTGCGCTTGCTGTGCTGTACAACGCAGGCTATGACGGATCTACTGCGGGTACTGCGCTAAGGCAATCGCTTGTGTCGTTAATGAACCCGTCCACGGCTGCGCTCGGCGTGTTTGAGGAATTGGGGCTGACATATGACGAGGTTAATCCCGCAACAAACGACCTTGCAACTATAATAGACAGACTCGGTGCCGCAGGAATGGACACCTCTCAGGCAATGAAGGTATTCGGTGCGAGAGCGGGCCCCGGAATGCTTGCCTTGCTGTCTGCGGGGGGCGATGCGGTCAGGGATATGACGGCGTCAATCACGGGAACAAATAAGGCAACCGAAATGGCAGAAGTCCAGCTCAATACCTTGCAAGGGCAAGTGAAGATACTTAAATCAGAGCTTGAAGAAATCGCCATATCGTTTGGTGACGTGCTGATTCCTATCATAAGACAGTTCATCCAAAAGTACATTTCACCGCTGACGGCGAAGTTGATGGGGCTGTCAATGGGAACGAAAAAGAACATAGTAACCATAGCACTCTTGGCGGCGGCAATCGGGCCGCTTTTATTAGTTGTAGGCAAACTCATCGGAAGCGTCGGCACGATTATGAAAGTCGGGTCGCTGTTGTTTTCAAAGGTCGGACTTATAATAGCGGCAATAGCGGCGGTGGTCGGTGTGGTAACTTACCTATGGAAGACCAACGAAGACTTCCGAAACGCGGTAATGCGGATATGGGAGAAAATAAAATCAAAGATACTCGCTGTTGCCGAAACAATCAAAGCTTGGTGGGCGCAGAACGGTGAGAAGATAATAAACGCAGTAAAGAAAGCCATTGAGATTGTATGGAACGTGGTCAAGGCTAAGTTCAATCTCATTCTTAAAATAGCCAAAAAGGTATGGCCGTATATCAAGATGGTAGTTGTGGATACGGTCAATGCAATAAAGGCGTTTTGGGAAAAGAACGGCGAAAAGATTTGGAACACGGTCAAGACGATTTTCACGAATATATGGACGTGCGTAAAGAGCGCATTCAGCATAATAAAGGACTCGCTCGCCAAATTCTTCTCGTATGTGCGTCCGATATGGGAAAAGCTCAAAACATTATTTGCATCGCTTTGGGATACGATATGTGAATTATACGAAACGTTGAAACCTATTTTCGAGTTAATCGGCGGATTAGTTATGACCTTATGGGGCGTAGTGTCGAGCGTACTCGGCGCAATCATCGATGCGCTCGGGCCGTTCTTAATGGCAGTAATCGACGTGGTCAATGCGATACTTGATATAATCAAAATTATCTGTGCTGTGCTGCGTGGCGACTGGTCGGCAGCTTGGGAGTATATGCAAGACTTCGCAGGCAATATATGGTCGGGCATTAAAAACATTTTCCTCGGCATTTGGGAATTTATTAAAGGATTCGGTGAAAACATCTGCTCGTTCTTTGGCAACGTCGGCGAAACCATTTGGAATATCTTCAAGAATGTATGGGAGGGAATCAAGGGGTTCTTCTCCAACATTTGGGGCGGAATCAAATCGACTTGCAGTAACGTATGGGACGGAATAACGGGGCTGTTCGGTAACGTAGGAGATTTCTTCAAAAACCTCGGAACGAAAGCGTTTGATTGGGGTAAGAACATGGTCTCCAACATTGGGGACGGAATTAAGAAGGCGGGCAGTTGGGTTGTCGACGGCGTAAAGAGCATAGGCAAGTCGATAGCCAACTTCCTTGGGTTTGGTTCGCCGACAAAGAAAGGTCCAGGTCATACAGCAGACGAGTGGATACCGAACCTCTTGAATATGATGGCGAACGACATGTATGAAAACATCCCGATGATGGAAAGGGCTGCTCTCGAAGTAGCGAGTACGCTCGGGTTAACCGCATCGCCAAACAGAGCAATGGTAGGCGTGGGGTCAAGTCCTAACGGCGACCTGTTAAATGGACTACTGCAAGGAATGGCAGCAATGAACGGATTGGGCGGAGGTGAAGATAAGGAAATCGTTATGCAAGTTGACGGTCAAACTCTTGCACGGGTTATGATGCCGAAGCTCACAAAAGAATACAAGCGCAACGGCGTAAAACTGACGGAGGAGTAGGATGGAGTTTTTTAAGATAAACGGCAAATCGATTAAAGCACCAACGGAAATCTCGATATCCTATGAAGAACTCGACAAGGCAGAGCGGACTGTTGACGGAACGATGGTAGTAGATATTGTTGGAACGAAACGCCGAGTGGATGTAAGCTGGGAATATCTATCGACAGATGATATGGCTGTGCTTGCAAATGCCGTTAAAGGCGGCATATTCACGGGTGTATCGTTCCATGACAATGCTACGGGCAACCTTATAAGCATTACGGCGAGGGCGGAAGGCTTGGCGTATCTACCGCAATATAACTGGTCGAAGGGCAAGCTGATATGGAAAAGCGTAGCGGTAGCATTTAGGGAGAGATAGCGATGAAATATTCGGATAATCCCCGTAAGGTTTACGGCAAAGTCGAGATTGTATATGCGGATGAGGAACTGAGCCGTGATGTAAAGGTTTCGGTCAGTGCCAACTCTGAAATCAGCCATCCTGCCGAAGTTTATAAGCCACCGTATAAACCAACGGTTAAAGCTTGTACAATGGACGGCAACTCTACCATGGACGGCACATTCCAGATGATGTCGGACGACCTCGTCGTTGGGTGGTGGAGTGGAAAACTCGCAGATAGTACGGGGGCATTTGCAAATAAGCCATACATTGAGCTGTCATTTGGTATGCGCCCGATAATCTATTGGCGAGTCATCGGCGATGAGAAACTCAACCAATATCCCGTTGACTTTACGTTGCAGTATAAGAGAAACGGTACGGTAGTAAAGACCGACACGATAGTAGGCAACACGAAAGTGGAGATAGTCGTAAACCCGAAGGTGGCAGACATCACCTCGGTAAGAATGACGATATTAAAATGGAGTACGCCAAATGCTTGCGCAAAATTTCTGCGGTTCTTTGAAAGAGTGTATGAAACCTACGAAGGCGATGCATTGCTTTCCTTTGAGGTGGGCGAAGAACTCTGTTCGTCGGAAGGGAATTACAGCATAAACTCGGACAGTATGACCGTGCAGATTTATAACGAAGCCCGCAAATTCGATAAGGGATATCTGCGGACGTTAATGCTTTTGGACAGAAAGTTATATCCGTATATCGGTGTAGAGAATAACGGTGTGATTGAGTATAAATCGCTCGGTGTTTTTTACTCTGACGAATGGGATATCCCCCAAGATTCGCAATGGGTAAAATGCACTGCCACTGATAGGCTAATGCGCTTGCAGCTTAAGACCTATGTTGGCTTCCCTTTGATGGAGAATGTTTCTTTATATGAAATCGCCGAAGACATACTGCAAAGCATGGGGATGAAGGCAGAGGAATATCAAATCACAGACAAGCTAAAAGACTTCATTGTTGCAACGGCGCTATTGCCGAAGACGACTGGTTGGGATGCGCTACAAGAAATTGCGAATGCTGGACTTTGCAAAGTCTTTATCGACAGAGAGAACCGAATAGTAATCTCGTGTGAAGAAGACGTCGCTATCCACAGCCCAATAGTTATCAACCCCGGCAATATGTTTTCGCATAAGTCAAACATCTCACTGACAGATTTTTCGAATAGCGTATCGGTTAACTACTGCGAAGTATCAGTAAAGAACGACATTATAGACGTTGCGGAAACGGAGATATGGTTAGACCCTTACGAAACGAAAACAATAGCAATCGACTATACATCCGAGGTTGCCTATCCGTATGCAAAGCTGAGCAATGCGCTGGTGCAAATAGTATCGTTTGACAGCGGAGTTAATTCTTGCACTTGTGTTATAAAGAACAATTCGGGTACGGTTCAATCGGCGACAATAACCGTGTCAGGGAATGCAATCAATATCAATACGCGGACGGTAACCGTGAGAGATGAGAAGAGCATTGAGGTGTACGGCGTTGTGGACTACTCGCACCCGACAAGTGAGCTTGTTCAATCCTATGAGCAAGCTGAGTATATGGCGACCTTATTGCTTACCCGAATGAGGGCAGGCGAGGGCAGCATAACAACCGAATGGCGTGGTAATCCCGAGCTTGAAACGGGGCTGACGTATGACTGTATAGACAGATTCGGCGACAGCGCAAAACTGCTGTGTGAATACAATAAATTTACTTATGATGGAGGACTTAAACAAGAAACACGCGGACGTAAGAAATAGGGGGTGAAACATGGCAAAATGGAACGAACCGAAGAACGATTATACGGCAGAAAATCAAGTTAAACCCGAAATCTTCAATACGCTTGCCGAAAACGAAAAGTTTTTGCAGGAAAAGAAGATAACGACCGAGCAAGTGCAGGACGCAACGGTAACCAGCACACAAAGCACAAGCAGAGAGACTTTGGGGGATAAAGAAACGGTGAAGGGATTTTTCGGAAAGATAAGGAAATGGTTTGCCGACCTCCGAGCGTTGGCGTTTAAAGGCACGGTAGGTACGGCGGACATTGACAACTACGCTATAACGTCGGCAAAGATAGCAAGCAGCGCGGTAACGAACGCAAAGATAAGCTCCGTTTCAGCAAGCAAAGTTACGGGATTGCATAAGGTGGCAACGAGCGGAAACTATAACGATTTGTTGAATAAACCCAATATCGGTGGCGGTGGGGTGCAATTAACGAAATACGTTTTTGATTTTAGACAGAGCTACGATGTGGTGCCGGGGATTTTTTTGTGCTTTGTGCGATATTGGAATAGAGCAAGTATTCCTTGTGTGGCTTGTTGCGGACTGCTGACCACTACATCGTATGACAACGGCGCGTATAGCGGGGTATCAAGCGTTTATGATAACGGCGACTATGTAAAAATCCAAGTCGAATGCTCAGTCTATAACGGAAAAATGAGTTTCAAAATGTTAGAGGCTACGGATGCGGACGGCTCAAAAGCCCCTAACGACTCTGGATACTTGGATGGCGGAGGTGACATTATACTATTTAAATTAGGTGATATTCCCTCCGTCGATGGGGAAAGATAAAAATCAAAACTAATTCACATGAGAAAACATATTGAGGAGAAACAATTATGGGATGGACAGAACCAAAGAGCAACTATACGGCGGAAAGCCAGGTAACGCCCGAAATATTTAATACGCTTGCGGAGAACGAGAAGTATCTGCAAGAAAAAAAGATAACAACCGAACAAGTGCAGGACGCCGAGATTAACAGCGTCCAAAGCGGAACTCGTGAGAGTATAGGAGATAAAGAAACGGTGAAAGGGTTTTTCGGAAAGATAAGGAAATGGCTTGCAGATTTAAAGGCTTTGGCTTTTAAATCTACGGTGGCAACAAACGATATAGACAATACGGCAGTGACGTCGGCGAAGATAGGTACGGGTGCGGTAACGTCGGTGAAATTGGCAAGCAGTGCGGTAACTGCAGTCAAGATAGCCGCCAACGCAGTAGAAACGGCTAAGATAAAGGATGCGGCGGTAACGGACGCTAAGATAGCTTCTGTATCAGGGATTACATAATGTAGCTACGAGCGGAGATTATAACGATTTAATCAATAAACCGAATATAAGCGGCGGCGGAACTGATTTCGGCGCAACGTTTATTGTGGACAGCAACGATAAGCTGTCGCAATGGATAAGAGCAGATTCGGGTAATGATTACTCGGTCGTACTTATTAAAAAAGGAACTTGGCAAAGCGATGAGTTGCTTTATAATATGACGCTGTCGGGCAGCAAAAAATATTATGCGGGGATTAACCTGTCTAAAACAAAAACGAAAGTCGTAATCGGCGAGGTTGGCAGTAAGATATACTTCAAAGTCGATCCGAAAAGCTTACAGCCTATTTATGGACTGTATTATGGCGACAGTTCTGACGCAGTCGAAACCGAGTGCTTTATGTATGGGGTAACGGTGCATAGTTGCGGTTCGGCTGCTTATACCGATGTTGCAACGGACTGTTTCGGCTCTTGTGTTAATTTATATAATTGCACGGCAATAAGCGAAAACGGCTACGAGGCGTATGTTTTTTCAAATTGTCAAAATCTTAATAACTGTTATGCGGCAGGCTCGTCGGAAAAATTGACATATGCTTTTTGGTCTTGTACTGCATTACAGCAATGCGTAGCTCATGCGGAAGCACGCAATGCGGATCGTAAATTTTTGGGCGGTTGCGCAGTAGGGTTTAGAAATTGTAAGGACGTTATAAGTTGTAAGGGAAGCGGCGTCAGCATTCCTTCTACGACGGATTACACAGGATACGGATTCTCGGGCTGTAAGGGGGTTTACAGATGTAAGCAAAACAAGAAAAGCTCTACGGGAACTTTTACGGGCTCTTATTTCAGCAATACGAATGATTCCGCTTACCAATGCGCCGATACGCTGAACGGCGGATTCAACGATACGACAAACGCATAGGCGGTGGATATGGAACGGCAAATAGTAACGCAAGGCGAGGCGGCGAGCTTCGCCTTTTTTCATGTCGGACTGCCGATAGCAGGTGAAAGCAAACTGCAAATCAAACCAAGCGATAAGCTGACGTTCAGTATCGGACGGAAGAACCGTAAGCCGATACTTACCAAAGTCTTCCCAGACGGGTTCGAGAAAACAGGCGATTCGTATTTCGTATTCTTAACGGCAGAAGAAACGGCAAAGATGCCTTGTCTTTTGTATCAATTGCAGCTCACGGTAGATATGCGTGGCAAAGGCAAGGAAGTATATACGCTTGTAGACAGAGAATTGGAGGTGGCGGCAAAGTGATAGACGATAACGAATGCAAATGCGACGGGTGTATACACGTCGAGCAGTTCAGAGCAATAACCAAGTCCTATGACGGTATTGAGAACGAC